CTGTGCCTACAAGTGTAGAGATTGTTGTCATACCGGTCCCCGCTGTTGATTTTGACCTGTATGATTACAATTTTGAATCTGATGATGTGGTGGCACAGATGGAGTCTGTTCTGGATGAGTCAGTTATTTCACAACCTGCTGTTGTGACGTTGTTGAGTCGTGATTTGGAAGCGGTTTCCCCCCCTTTTGGGAGTACCGATTCTCATGTGAGTGATGGTCAGTGGTCTTTTGCTGAGTTAGCAAAGCGTCCCGTGGTATTTTATCGTGGTGAGATTGATTTTAATGATACAAATTCAATGCTTGGAAAACCTATGAGCATGCCCTTGGATTGGTTGAATATCTATGGAGGGGCTGCTGGTGCAAAAACTTTTACTTCTGAGCGGTCTCATATTGGTCGTATGTTTCGTCATTTTGCTTTTCACAAGTTTGATATGGTGTTTCGTCTTCATGTGAATACTAACCACTTTTATGGTGGTGATTTGGGAATTGTGTTTGATTATGGTGACCGCCATGGTGTCTTGTCTGATGATCCTGTAACTCCTCTAACTTTGTGTGAGATTTCCACTATGCATCATGCTCTTATGGATGTGTCCATGAGCAATGAGGTGGAATTGCGTGTTCCTTTTGCTTCTGTGTGTGATAAATTGTGCAGTAATGGTGATTTTTATGGTATTAGTCATTTTGGTACAGTCCAGCTAGTTCAGACCTTGCGTCTGTATGCACCCTCGTCGGTGCCTAGCAGTGTTCGTTTCATGTTGTCTGCATACGCGGAGCGTCCAATGTTGGATGTTGTTTCCTCGTATAGCAATGTTTTCTCTCCCTTTGTGCCTCAAGGCCTTCAAACTCCTCTTAAGAATGTTTCCGCTGGGAATTATGCTTTTGGTGATCTGGAGCGCTCTACGATGCATCTTGTTCTGAGTGATGTGATCAATAGTGGTACGGTTAACAGTGATGTTACTGACCTACTTGAGATTGCGCGTCGTCCTAGCATATTGTGGCGTGGTGTGTGGACTGGAAATTCATCTCATCGTGATGAACTGTTTAAAACCCAGGTACATCCGAATTTGTATTCTCGGTCAGGTACGTCTAAATTTGGCATCTTTGACCCCACTTTGATACGTGGTGTTACGGAATTGTATACTTATTGGCAGGGGGATTTGGTTATAACTGTGAAGTTTGGTGCTAGTCAGTTCCATTCTGGTCGTGTTGTGTTTGCTTTTTGGCCTTGTTTTAATGCTCCTGATTTTGATACGTATATGGATGTTCCCCATGTTATTGTTGATGTTCGTGAGCGTCATGAGTTTAAATTTGTGATTCCGTTCGTGAGCAGTACTGCTTGGCGTCCAACTGTTTATAAGCAGCTGGATGGGTCTTTGTGGCAAGTTGCCACTGGTGTTGTTGGTATGTTTGTGTTGGATCCACTTGTGTCGCCCAATGGTAGTGCTGATAACATTGATTACTCTGTGTGGTTGGGTGCTGGTCCTTCGTTTAACTTGGCTGTGCCAAGAGATCTTGATTATCTTGATATGCGTGTGATTGCACAAGGTCTCGATGATGGGGAAGCTGCAACGGCTCGTCTTGGTTTGAGCATGGTTAAGAGTATTGATACCTTCCATGAGGATTTCACTTGTTTGATGAAGATGGCGAGGCGATTCAGCATGTGTGTGGCTCGATTTGATCGTGATTTTATGGGTACAGTTAATGGTGTTCCCACTACGCCTTACAAGCGTGTGATACCACCTAATGCTGCGGCCCCAAGGCCATCGTCTACAATTGCGAGCCTGTATATTCCAGTGACCCCTACGCTGAATATGGGTCACCGTGAGAGCATCTTGAGTTACTTGTCCCGTTTCTTCGTTTTCTGGGAAGGTGATTTGGATTACAAAGTTCACGTACAAGTTGGAGGACGAGTAGAGTCTGCCTTTGTGAGGTTGTGTCATGATCCCACATACTTTAGCAAATTTCGGCCTAGTGATCATGGATTTGACTGTTCTTTTGAGGAGGTCGATGATCGATGTGGTTTGGCTATGACAGTGGTGCAGGCTCTGAAAGAGAATATCATTGAAGTGCGTGTCCCGTACTATAGTATGTATAATCGTCTGTATTTGAAGGGTCATGAACGCGAATATAATTTGTCGCGTGAGTTGGGTTATCCTGTTGGTTGTACCAGCAATGGGTCTTTGTGTATTGACTGGCGAGCGCATTCTCAGTTTGAAATTAGTGTGTATATCGCTGCTGGTCCTAACTTTCGTTTTCGTGTGCCCAATGGTTATGTTGGTAACTCGCGTGTGCTCAAAGCGTTTAACACTGTGGAAGATGCCGAGTTGCCATTTGTGGCTCAGGGTGAGTACTGTGAGTGGGTTGAGCCCCAGGGTATTCTTGATAGGGTTACTGGTTTAGATGCTGGGCGTGCTAATAAGGTCTTGCAGCAAGTTGAGGATGTTATGCCAATGGTTGCTGGGAGTCTTGTTAACATATCTGCAGTATCTAGTAAGATGAGCGAGTTGTTGCCCACTATAGAGCGTATGCTTAATGGTGGCGCAGTTGCTGCTGATTTCTTTACTAGCGTGCAGTCGTTCTGTTCTAATATCAGTACCTATGTCCTGGAAGGTGTTGATAGTGTGCGTGCCCATTTGGGTCGTTTGTGTGCTGGTGCTCCTTTGTGTGGTGTTGAGCCTATGATTCTTGTTATGTGTTTGGGTTTTGCTGTATATATTTCTCGTAAAGATGTGTCCAGTTTGACGTTGTTTGCGTCTGTGGTGGTAGCCTTGATTCCCTTGGCTGTAACCTCGTTGGGTCGTAATTTTGTTACGTATGTGTGTACTAACATTGATAAGCTTTTGTCTATTAATGATGATGACGTCAAGGCTCAAGGTGTCGGGTTTTCGTATGATGTGACCCCCAAGTTGGTGGTTCATCTTCTGTTGGCTGGTATTGTACTTGTCGTGTATAAGGTTGTCCCTGGTTATTCTGATGTTCATAAGTTGATTAAGGAGTCTGGTGATCTGGGTCGTCAATTCCAGGGCATCAAGTCTGGTGTGAAGTTAGCTGAGGAAGCAGGCGAGAGTATCTCTCAAATGCTTCTTTCAGTTATGGCGTCTTTGTACGGTCCTGATGACATGGCAATTAACAGTTTGAATTTGTTGTTGCGTTTCGATGTGATGAAATGGTTAAAGGATGTCAATGAAATGGCCCTGCTTGAAAACAGGTTCACGGAGTTTTCGTCTCCTGATCGTATTGATCATGTCCGTTTGTTGTATGATAGAGTTGATATGTTGCGTGATGCCATGGCAAAGGGTGAGTTTCATGTTGGTTTAGCTACGCAGATTACTGCCGCCATTAAGGAGGTAACTAAGCTGCGTAATGAAGTGTACCAGTATAAAGGTTTGGATGTTGCTCGTGTTGATCCGTTTCATGTGTGTTTTATGGGGGAGCCAGGTGTTGGCAAGTCCGCCCTCATGACAAAGTTTGTTACTAACATGCTTCAGTTTCGTGGTGAGCCTTTGACGGATGCTGTGTATGCTCGCAGTGCTGCGAGTACTTACTGGGATGGGTATCGTAATGAGTTGGTCACTACATTCGACGATTTGGCTGCTGTTGCTGCTAATGTGACCCCCACTGACATAACAGAGATGATTAACTTGAAGTCCAATGCTCCAACACAGGTTGTGATGGCAGCTTTGGATGACAAGGGAAAGCATTTCACTAGTAAGTACATTGTGAGTACCACTAACATTAAGTTGTTGCCAAGTGATTGTATGTTGCGTTGTCACGCCGCTTTTCATCGGCGTCGTGATTGTTTGATTGATGTTATTCGTGTTGGTCCCATCGGTTCTTCCCTTGAGGAGGAGGAGTCTGCGAGCCATTTGGCTTTTAGGCTTCATGATTCGTTGACTGGTGAGGCTGTGAGTGGTTTGATGTCGTATGATGAAATGTTTGAGTTGGTTATGCGTAAGTGTGAAGTGTACATGCAAGGACAGGAACGTTTGTTGAACTCCTACAAGAGGGATACTTATGGTTCCAAATTGCGCGACCGCATTAGTCGCAACGCGGAGGAGTCTTTGTTTACTTTTCCTGTTAATACTGACCTTGTGTTGTGTGATTCTGTGCCCGGGTTGCGTTCTGTTGTAGCCCAAGGCGAAGCGGAGGATACTCTTGTGTCCAAAGCTATTTGTGAGTCCATGTACTTCACCCAGACTGGGAAAATGGAGTTTGACGATGATGTAGCCCTTAAAGCTTATCAAAGTCTGACCCCAGAGTCCCAGTCAGTTCTGTGTGAGCGGGTGAAGAGTGTTTTTGCATGTGCTGTTGAGTCTTTGGATGTTGGTGCTGTTATGTCTGGTGTGACCTGTGGTCCCACTAAGTTGTTAATGCGTCAGCTTTTGAAGGGTGTGAGCCTGGATGAGCGTGACGCCTTTGTGTTTGCTGATGTTGATTGTTCTGAGGCCTATGGTTCATTTGAGCCTCGTGTTAAGGCTGTTTTCTTTCATTTAGTTAGAATGGAAAAGCTCATTAAAATACAAAAAGAGAAGTCGCGTGTGTCCTTAGAGCGTATTGATTATGTTCGTCGTTATGTGGATTCATGCTGGAATGCGTTGAGTGATGATCAAAAATCACTTTTCCGTTTGGCCATGGGCGCTGGTGTGTTTGTGGCTGTGTTGGGTACAATTTATGGTGTGAGCCGTAAGTTTACCAAGTCTGTAAATAATGTCATTGATGATAGTGTCTTTGATGGAGTTGTAGTTCCCCTCAACAATGTAGTAGAGGTGTCGGGGGGAAGTGAGAGTCCATGTGTTGGTGAGTCGGCTGAGGTTGATTGTGTTGATGGCATGTATGTTGCGGAGGAGGATAGTCCAGGACTGAATGAGAAGCTTGCAAAGCGGAAAAAGAAGTTCATGGGCCGTTCTAAGTTTGCGTGGAAAGTAACACGTGAAAGTTTGGAGGTGGAAGAGAAAACCCCAAATGTTATTGAAGAGTCTAGTACTCTGGAGGTGGGTCAAACCAAATCCAGGACTGGAATTGCTGGAAGAAATAAGCTAGTGTGGAAAGAGGCCAGTGAGAACAAAGTACCCAACGAAGTTGAACAGGGTATAAGTTTGAGACCTCAGAAATTCTACACGGCTCATGAGGCCGGCTACTCATCATTTAACACTAGGGGTGAGACGCTTAAGAGCGCGGTTCGTAAGGAGGTGACTGACATGTTGGAGTGGAATGCTAACAAAGATGTGTGTGTCAAGGAGTTGGGAACTGTCGTTTCTCAAGGCTCCTCGTATGGTGTTGTGGAGCTTTCTGATTTTAAGGCACAGGCTGCCAAGGATGATGAAGCTCAAACGCTCATTGTGAAGACATTAGTTCACAACCTAGGGATTTTATATGCCAAAGTTGGGGACCGTGCTCTGAAGATGCAGTGTATGTTTGTGACTGACAGTATTGTTATTGCTCCGTGGCACTTCTTTAATAAACTAAAGAAGGATGAGTTGTTTTATGTCAAAGTTGGTCCTGTCGCATATGAGGTGTTGTACCACCCCAATGCAATGTATCGTCTTGGTGTGGCTGATTGTTGTATGTATCGTCTTGGTAGTCGTGTGCCAAAGGTGCGATCAGTAATGTCTCGTATAGCTCGTCGTAGCGACCACGAGGATTTTTACTCGACCAGTGGAACTTTGGTGAATTGTAGTTTTGAGGACGGCTTCCTCCAGATGCGTTTACATTGTGTAGCGCGTGTGGGTGCCCATGTGGAAAAAGTGTCGTATGAGATTGGTGAACCCTCCCGTATGTCTCTGGTCGGCTACGGGTATTTTGCTAATACTCAGAATGGTGAGTGTGGTAGTCCTTTGATTGTAGATCGTCCTGGGTCCGTGCGAAAGATTTTTGGTATGCATTGTGCTGCCAATCTGAATATCCATAAAGGTTATAGTGTTAAGTTGGTGTATGAGGATCTTGTGGAAGGTGTAACTGCGTTGTGTCCTGCATATGATGCAGAGGTTGAAGGTTTAGATCTCCAGTCTGAGATTGATGCCTGTGTGTTTGACCCTGTCGTGTCTGATCGTGGTATGCGTGAGTTGCCAAATGGTAACATTTCGTTTGTTGGTGTTGTGCCGTCCAAAATGGCCACTCGTGTGCCAAAGAAGACAGCCATTCGTCCGTCTGTGTTAAATGGTCTTGTTGCTCAGAGTCAAACTGAGCCAGCCGTGTTGGACCCTAGAGATCCTCGTTTGGATGGAAAGGTGTTTGACCCGCTTGTGTCTGGTATTCAGAAGTATGGTGAGTCCAGTGTCCCGTTTCGTCGTGATGATTTAAATCGTATTGAGTCGTATCTTGTGGATAAGTTTGCCAGTATGCGTTCTGCCCGTGATGTCAAGGGCCGGTTGAGTGATGAAGAGGTGATTAATGGGATTCCTGGTTTGGAGTTTTATGATCCCATGAACATGAAGTCGTCTGAGGGCTATCCCTTCATCAAGTCAAGAACCGGATTGAATCGTGGCAAGAAGCATTTGTTTAAGGAGGTTGGTGTTATGTCTAACGGAGCTCCAAAGTATGATATTGATTCGGATGCTCTACGTTCTGCATATAATCGTCGTTTGAGTGAGGCTGAGGCTGGTCGTCGTGTGTTTTCTGTTTCTCAGGAGTGTACTAAGGATGAGCGTGTTAAGCTGAAGAAGATTTACGAGGAACCTAAAACCCGTACTTTTTCTATCATGCCGTGTGATTATACTATGGCCACTAGGGCGTATTTCTTAGATTTCTGTGTATCTATCATGAATGAGAGAGCAAGGTTGCCCCCTCAGGTTGGTATTAACCCTATGTCTATAGAGTGGACGTCGTCGTTTATGCATATGAAGTCTGTGTCTTTTGTTGGTTTTTGTGCTGATTATAAGACCTTTGATGGTCAAGCGTGTGCAGAGATTTTTAACATGTTGTGTCGTGTAATCAACCGTTGGTATGATGATGGTGCTGCTAACATGTGTGTTCGGCAAGTTCTCATGAATGAGATTAGTAAGCGTGTCACTATATGTGAGGACACTCTCTTGTTCATTGAGAATGGTTTGCCCAGTGGTGTGAGTATAACTGTTATTTTAAATTCTCTTCTGAATTGGGTGTACTTGTTGTTGGCGTGGTTGGCTTTAAAGCCAGTTGAGTATAGTCTGTCTGATTTTGATAAGTTTGTTGTTGCTAAAGTGTATGGTGATGATAATAATTGTGCTGTGAGTGAAGAAGTCATTGAGTGGTACAATTTACGTACTGTTGGTGAGTTTTTGTCAACCCACAATGTGGTGATCACGGATGATGCGAAGAATCCGTGGGATAAGTGTGCCCCATGGGTTAAAGTAGATAATTTTTCCTTTCTTAAGCGTCAGTACAAGCCTCACGACACGATGCCCTTCTTCTACCTGGCACCACTTGACGAGCTTTCAATTATGGAGCGAATCTTGTGGTACAGGCAGGGAGGGGATGAGGTAGAGTTGTTGTATACTAACATTCTGAATTCTCTCGAGGATGCTTTTCATCACGGAAGAAATTTTTATAATGGTTTCAAGGATTGTGTGAATAAGTCTTTAAATATGTTAGATATGGAATCTGTCGCCCACTCTTACGATGAGGCGGAACTCCGTTGGTTTGCTGACCTGGAGTTGCCTTTTGAGCCAGAGTTCCAGCAGGTTTTGGAAGGATCTTCCTAACTTGTTGTAAGAACCCTTGTTTGCGGTTTGTAGCAAACACGAGATAGCCACTCGTTAAATCGTAGCTGATAGGACTAGGTTCTATCCGGGGAGATAACCTCGTTAAAGTGCATAGTAAGGATCTGGTTGAAAAGAGATTGGACAAGTGAGTCTTCGGACTGGGATCTTGTACCTTCTGAGTAACAAAGTACCCTGAATGGCATGAACATCTGAAAGTGACTAATAGTCACCCTGTGGGAAGGAATCCCCATCGAAGTTAACGATGTAAAACTTCACTACTCACATGATTGAGTGTTGAGATAGGAGTTCTGTAAGTCTCTCCTGTCCAAGGCAAAAGCAGCAATACTGCAAGCCTTGTCACGTGACTTTCCGATGTGAGGAATTACAGTCTATGGTATATTTTCTGTGTGACACTTTGTGTTTGTTTCCTCCTATCGGGGGGTTTTTACGATTTGTTGTACTTTTCAGTATATTTACTTTGAATGTGTAGTA